GTCAATACGATATAGAGGTATGTTTATATAGAAATTATATATACAATCAAGAAGATTCAACTGATATCGGTGAAGTGCAGATAGAAGAAGTATCACCTACACGTCGTGAAATTAGAGTAAAGACATAACTTCCGAAATATTATAACACTGTTGAAGAGTGGGGTAAAACTCCACGACTACGCAGTGAATTTGAATATCAAGTAATTTGGCCAGCTATATTAAAAGATAACACGCGCCGAATTAACATATTATCTACAAACTGGGTACCTCTAAATCTAGAAGGTGAAGTGGAAGATCATATTATATTCCGATTAGTTGATCCTTTACCGCGTAATGTTAAAGTAGGTGATCAATTTCAAATCACTCGCGATATTGTTACACCATACGTAATACCTGTAACTGTAGATCTTGAGAATATAGTAACAGAAGAGTTCAACGAATTACGAGGTCCTAACTATAAGGCAATTAATTTAAAAGATAAGCCTGGTAAGTCGTCTGATTTTGAAACATGGAATACTATACTTGGTACAAACGCAACAACTAAACAAACAGTATTAGATACATATATAAGTAGTTCAGATAACGTAGAGTTAAATATCGATTATCGTAGATACGATAACTTTATACACTTTAGTTCTGCAGAAGAGAGATTAAAAAACTTTAAATATAAATTAGATCTTATCGAGCATTATACCTCGCAATCAACTATTGTATCAACAGGTCAAGCAGGTAAAGGTCAATCTGCAGCTACAGGATCTGCAGAATTTTTGCAAAATAAAGCGATGTACGAGACTAAGCGTGCTAACGTTATAAGTGGTTTTGATGGGTACGAAAAGTACTTGTATTATGAATCGCATTCAACAGAAACAACATCGTATGGAGTATTCCCTGCTGCAACTTGGCCAAAAGGTACTACTAGTAAGCCATACACATTATTACACACTACTAGCTCAGAAGGTAAAGTATGGTATGCATCACAATTATCATCTGCTTCTATTTACGATAGTACAAATGATAACATATTACGCAATACTGTACCTCAACATATACAGCAAGATACTAATAGTAGCAACTACGTGCTATTTACAGATATGATCGGTCAACATTTTGATAAAGTATTTAATCATATTGATCAGATAACTAATATAGTTGATAGAGAAGAATCTGTATATGATGGATTAAGTAAAGATTTAATATATGATGCTGCAAAATCATTCGGATGGACTTTACAACCTGGATTTGATAGTAGTAAGTTATGGGAATATGCACTTGGTACGGATGCAGTAGGTAGTTATGCTTCAGGCTCAACAACAGCAGTAAGAGATGAATCGTATTCACATCAAGATATTGAAAAGCAGACATGGAAGCGTATATTAAATAATATACCGTATTTACTAAAAACTAAAGGTACATCTAGAGGTATAAAAGCACTACTTAATACGTACGGTATACCTAACACTATATTGCGAGTGCAAGAGTACGGTGGACCTGCTCCAACTAGACCATTAAGTACACGGAGAGAGATTGAAAAATTCTCATACGCACTTGATTTTTCTGGTTCTAGTCATATTAATACAGTGCATAGTAAATTAGATGCAGATAACGATGCTTTCAGCTTTACTACTAACACAGACCGATTTACATCAATGTATGAGTTTAGATTTGATACCGCTACTACACAAAGTATGCATATAGTATCAACAGATGAAACCTCTAGTCTTGGCGTTAGTAAGTTCGAAGTCATTTTAGAACACTCTAGCTCAGCTGCATATGATTCAGATTATAGAAAGTATGGTAGATTATTATTTAAAATAACATCTGGTAGCGCTAATAGCGGATTTACTACAATGTCAACTGACTATGCACCATTCTATGATAATGATTGGTGGAATGTATCATTTGGTACACAAGAATATATAACAGGTCCAAGTACTAGTCAACCTACTTTTGAGATTAGATACGCAAAGATTGGTGAACATGCAGATGATATAACGCATAGCGGATTTACAACATTTACACCTGCTGATGTATCTGCAACTAAACAAGCATTTAATGAAATGTGGGGTAATAATCAGAATATGCTATGGGGAGGTACAGGCTCTGGACTATCTACTGCGATGTATAATGCATTCTCTGGATCTATGCAAGAGATTAGAGGGTGGGCTGAGCATATTAGTGATAATGCTTTTTATCAACACGCACTATCACCGATCTCGATAACTGGTGACACAATTGAAATGGCATATAATGATTTAATAATGAGATACCCGCTAGGTACAAATAACAAGAAGTATAATCACTCTACAGTTACTACTCTCAGCGCTACAAGCTCAATACCTAATACATTATACGCAACTCCTTTCATCGCATCTGTCAATACAAACGCTACCTTTATAGGGTGGCCTGATACTATATCATATAGTAATAAATCAGAAACATATTATGTTGATGTACCTAACACAGTAGGCTCAACTGCTAATGATAGTAAAATACGTATAGAGGATAATTCGCTTCGAACAAATCAATTAGCGTGGGATAAGAAATTTGAAGTGTCACCGAACGATACAAATCCTTTAGATTCTGACGAAGTATCTATTGCATTCTCACCTCAAGATCAAATCGATACAGATATAGCTATGCAATTCGGTGGATTTTCATTGGATGATTACGTAGGTGATCCTCGCGATAAGTTCAATAATAGATATAAAGGGTTAGAGAATACTCGAAATTTATATTTTAAAAAATATGATGATAAATACAATATCTGGGCATTTATACGAATGTTGAAGTATATAAATACAGGATTCTGGAAGCAGTTAGAGAACTTACTTCCAGCACGTGCAGATGCAACAGTAGGTATTATAATACGCCCTAATATATTAGAGCGACATAAAGTTAAAGATGTAGGTTCTGTATCTATTACAGATAACGCATATCACGCACAAATTACTATGCCAGATCTTGCAACTGTAGCAGGTGAAATACCTTACCAGCGAGTTAATAATACAGATTTCGGGATATACACTGCAACACTTAACGTTGTTAAAACATTAACACCGCAATCACATACTAGTACAATTGGATTAGATGATATAAATAATTCGCAAGGTAATAGTTCTACAGGTTACCATCGTCTTACAAGAATAGGCTCCAAAGTCTCTTCTACAGCATTCAATACACCTTCAGAAGATACAGTTGATGGAGCTCCTGTTGTTGAGTTCATGCTAACAAATCCTAATAAATTATATGCAGGTGAAAATTCAGCACTGAATATAGTTGAAGAGAGATACGGATCAGGTCAACCTAGAGGTGGAAGAACAGAAATGGGAGACCTAACAGTAGAATAACAGTTGATTATTTTAAAAGATGTATATTTATAATATATAACAAAACATGGAGTTGATATAAAATGGGATATTTAGATAACAGTAGCGTAACAGTTGATGCAGTATTAACTAAACGTGGAAGAGAATTATTAGCTAAAGGTGAATTTAATATAACACACTTTGCATTAGGCGATGATGAGGTTGATTACTCGCTATGGGATGTTGGACATGATAGTGGGACAAACTATTATGGAGAAGCAATAGAGAACTTACCTATGCTAGAGGCGTTTAGTAATGATCCGCAAGCACTTAAGTATAAGCTTATATCTCTCCCAAAAAATACACAAGTATTACCTGTAATAACACTACAGCAGTCTAGTATTGTATTGACATTACCTGGACAATCTAGTGTAATTGCACCGCAAACAGCTAATGTCACTGACGGTAATAGATCACTAGGATATACATACACTATAGCAAACGCAGACATACTAACTCTAGCTGCAGATCAATTGCAAGGTCAATCGAATTTAGCTAGAAATAATCAAGCACATACACCTGATGGTAATCAATCATCACACACTATCACTGCTTTATCTGCTAGATTAACTGCTAGATCAATAGCAACAACAACGTCTACAACATTAACAATCACTGCTAACGAGACCGGTGGTACAATCACTGTACCTGTTACTGTTAATGCAGATACTAATCTTACTGCTGGTCAAATCAGTTAATAATAAGGGATAGCAAATGTCAACATTTACACAATTCGATTCAGGTGATATAGTACAAGGTAATGTATCTAAAAATATAACATCAGGTTTATTTAGCGACGGTGCTGGTAGCATGACATCATTCTTTACATCATCTACGCAAACATCATCAGCAGCAGGTACAAATTACTACTGGGATGTATATCATCAAGATCCAAACGTAGCAGCTACAAGCGCTACAGCAACTGTACAATTCCAAATCGCGTATGGTCACTATGCAGGATCCGGATCCTATTCTGCAAATAGCACTACAGGGTTTTATCCTTCAAGAGCTGTATATAGTCAATTTAGAAACTTACTCCTAGATTCACCAACTCCAACTACTAAGTTTAAATTAGCAGATAATACTACTGTCAATAACGCTGTATTTATAACATTAGAGAGATCTAGATTTAAAGAACAAATTGATAAAGGAGATTGGCATATTCAATTCTCTGGAAGTGGAGATATAAAGCATACTGTTGTAGATGATAGCTCTGTAGCAGCTGCTACTACAGAAAACGGACATATTGTATATAATGTTATAAGCGGTTCATCAACCGGTCCAACACTATACCAATCTGGTAGTGATTATGTGTATTGGGGTAAAGTATACCCTGAATTAGGTGTTATAATGTTAGATGGTGAGCGTATGGTAGGTAATAGTATTCCTGTAGCATCTGGACTTAGTTTAGGTACTGCATTAAGCATATCTGATTTCGGTGATTCAGCTGCAGCTAATGATGTTGTACATTCAAAAGTATTTAACTCATTAGTAAACTTCACAGGTAGAGCAGATGAAGATATTTCATCTACATTCTATTTTGTAAGAGCTAAAAACAGTGAGTATAATTTTTCTACAAACGAAACATTTACAACTGGTGATGCAGGTCGAATACGTCACACAACTATGATTGGTGATCCTCAAGTATATATATCAACAGTAGGATTATACAATGCACAACGAGAGTTATTAGCAGTTGCAAAACTTAGTAAACCATTGCTCAAGAACTACGAACGAGAAGCTACTATACGAATTAAACTAGATTACTAAAGGACAATATGTCTAGGCTTACCTATAAAGCACTTGATCCTAAAAGATCATCTGTAATAGATTACACCGCGCATAAATCGTGGACTATTACGGATGAAACAGCAGCGAGTTTTGGTGTGAAAGTATTATCTGGATCATACTCATCTGGTGAATTTAATGCTGCAACTGATCCTAAAACAGATGGATTCTACCAAACAGCTATATTCAACTCAATACAACATCTTTATTATAGTGATCCTAACAATACCACTATATCAAGCGATAGCGAATTCTTAAGCACACAAGAACGTGAATTATTATCATACGTTCAAGTATGGAGTATACCATCTGAGATATATGGAAAGCGCATTAAACCTGGTAGTGTATATATTAATGCAGCAGAAGATTATTGGGATGATGGAGAAGGTAACTTATTTACTGAAGCAGTATATGATAAATCTGATTATAAAGATATTATACCTCCTCTACCTAAAAACTCGTATGTATATTTATCTTTTGATGAAGAGAGAGAGATCGCTGTTGGTAGTGAGATAGCTGACAAATATAAGTTAAAATATCGTAGCTCTGTTCCTAAAAATGTTGAAGTTCGTAATGGTGTAATGGATTACGGTAGAAAGACAGGAACGCAAATTTATGCACATCCATTTGAATATCGAGCTATTAAACTAAACGGTTCAGCATCATTAAGCTCAGGCTCAGAGAGTATTATTGAGTTAGTTGGTAGCAGGAATCCTTACTCAAGTGATTGGGATAATGATTTCTGCATTAACATGTGGGTAAATATACCTCCATCACAGAGTGTATCTCAAAGCTATACAGGGCATTATAAAGGAAGTGATAATATTAGAGGATTAGAAGCTCATACTGAAAACGTTATTGCATCTAGTCGAGGATTTACAAATAATCCGCAAGATGATAATATTACACCTTGGGAAATATCTGTTGTAAATCATAGTGGTGATGCATCTGAAATTGGAAAGATATATGCTAGAAGGGGTAGATATGATAACATGCTATTGCTTTCATCAAGTAATGCACAAAATATTGGCGGTGATGTATGGACTCATGTAATTTTTCAAAAAACAGGATCTAATATACAATTGATGGTTGGTAGCGGCTCTACAGATATATCTTCACCTCCACAGAAAACATGGTCTACAGACACTATAACAGGTAGTATTATCTCAGCTATAGATCCTTTATTAAAATATGATACTAATACCAATGTAGATGTATGTATTGGAGCTAGGAGATCAGGGTTCAAGCAATGGAAGAGAGGAAGTAGTTATTACGATACTGTACCGTTCAATCCTGCATACACCTTACCGTTTTCTGGATCAATCGATGAATTTGTAATATACAATAAAGCATTAGATACTGGTACTACTCAAACTATTGATAAAATTCATAATGACTCTACTAACCCAATTGTTGGGAATATATTCTATAAACACGGTATAATAACTCTAACCAGCCCTTTTAAAGAAGGTACTACAGAAGCAACTGATAATTTTACTCTGACATTTTCTGGTTCACATGATATTACAGCTCATTCTTATAGATGCGTTATTGAAGATGGTGAGTTTAATATGACGTTAAATCCAACAGCGCGTGAAGGATATAGTTTAAATAACCCTCGTGCGCAATCATTTACAACTGGTTCTGATTTTTCACCCTACATTACTACAATTGGATTATATAATAATATGAAAGAACTTTTAGCTATAGGGAAGTTAGCACAACCAGTAAAGAGTCCGCAAGATTTTGATATAACATTTGTAGTACAATTCGATACATAATATATGAGTCATTGGTTATATAAAGGTGAAGCGTTTACAGACGCACCAAACGAATATTTCGGTTTTGTTTATCTAATAAAAAACAAGAAAACAGGTAAGAAATACATCGGTCGAAAATATTTCGGTACAACTCGTCGTGTAAAAGTTAAAGGTAAAAAGCGTCGTAAGGTGATACGTAAAGAGTCAGATTGGGCTACATATCAAGGATCATCTAAATCACTGCAACAAGATATTAGTAGAATAGGTAAGAGGAATTTCGAGTTCACCATATTAATAATGGGAGAAACAAAAGGTCAAGTTAATTATCTTGAAGAAAACATCCACCATCGTTTCCACGTATCTGCTAGCGATGATTTCTATAATGATTGTATTGGCCCAAGGAGATTTGCTAAGGTACGCTTTGATGAAAATGTAGCTAAAAAAATTAATGATATAGTTGTGTAATCTTTAATTTTATCTTATATTAAGGCATGGGATTATTAAGTATACTAGAGACCGTATTAGGTAGATCTAAAAAAACGTCAGGTAATAATGTTTCGTTCAAGTGCCCTTGCTGCAATCATTATAAACCTAAATTAGAGATTGATTTATCAACTCAATTCTGGCATTGCTGGGTTTGCAATGCTAAAGGACGTAAGTTATATACTCTATTCAAAAGAGCTAATGCATCTAAATCACAAATTGATGACTTGAATACAGAAGTAGGTAACTACGTACCTGTACGTGAAAAAGCTAATACTCAATCAGTAGCACTACCGCCAGAGTTTCAATTAATACTTAACGGTAATAAGAATAATCCTGAATTTAGAAATGCGTTACACTACTTGAAAGGTAGAGGAATAACTAGAGAGGATATAGTTCGTTATAATATAGGTTACTGCGAAACTGGTGAATATAGTGGTATGATTATAATACCTAGCTATAATGATAATGGTATACTAAATTTCTTCACTGGTAGATCATATTATAAAGATGCAACCTTCAAGCATAAGAATCCTAAAGTTAGTAAAGATATTATAGGGTTTGAGTTATTGATAAATTGGAATGAACCTATAACTATTGTTGAAGGAGCATTCGATGCTATAGCTGCTAAACGGAATGCTATACCATTATTTGGTAAAATAATATTAGATAAATTAAAATCTGCTTTAATAAGCAATAACGTTAAAACAATATATATAGCACTAGATACAGATGCAAGGAAAAAAGCTTTAGATATATGTCAATACTTAATCGATAACGGTGTAGCAGTACATTTAATAGAGTTACAAGATAGCGATCCTAGTGATCTAGGGTATTCAGAATTTACAAAAATATATAATACAACTGGTCCATTAACAGGTAGTGGGTTATTATTAAAACAAATGGGAATGATAATTTGAAAATACATAATATCAATGTCGGATTCGATAATCTTGATAAAATACTTCATGTCGCAGATATACATATACGAAACTATCAACGGCACGCTGAATATAAAGCTGTGTTTAAAGAGTTATATAAAGGTGTAGATACTCTACCAGAGAACGCTATTGTATATGTTGCAGGAGATATTGTACACAATAAAACAGATATATCACCAGAATTAATATCATTAACATCTGACTTTTTAAAGAATCTAGCAGATAGACGTCATACGATAGTTATTACAGGTAATCATGATACCAACCTCAATAATACGAGTAGGTTAGATGCATTAACACCTATTATACATAACTTAAACCATCCTAAATTACATTACTTAAAAGATTCTGGTGTATACAATATAGCAAACGTACATTTTACTGTATTTAGTATATTTGATCCTCCATCCGAATTTATTAAAGCTAGTAGTTTTGATGCACCTACTAAAATTGCATTATTTCATGGACCAGTACAATCCTCTAAAACAGATATAGGGTATGAGGTTACAGGTGAAGAGTATACCGCCAACCTGTTTAATGGATATGACTTATCACTATTA